CTCTAGAAGTAAATGTCCTGTGGTAACCTGCTTGTCAAGTTCCATACATGCACCGACTCATGCATATTATATATTAGACCCACCTAGTAACTGTCAATTCAATAGAGTTGTCATCCATTTCCCATTCCTCTTCAACTTGGAATCCCATTTCCTTGACTGTGTTATGCACCGTCATTCTAGCATACTGTTGTGTAACTTTATCAATAAATCTTGCTGGTGGAACTGGATCTTTCCAAGTTTGTATATCTGCTACCAATTCATACTCACCATTATTATTCAAACGGAATCCAATATCATTACCTATAGAAACATCTACCTTTACTTTCTCATGTTGATGGTTAAGGGGATTAACTAATTCTTGATCCTCTTGAACATCATACTGAAGAAGCTCTAGTGCTTCAATCAGTTGTGATTTGTGTTTGATCTTCGTTTGTATCGTGCTGAAGTGTGACATTGTTTTGATAGTATTCTGGTTTGGTTTCTACGTAATTAACATTACCAAGTTTTTCTTCTATAGATCTAGTTATGTTTTCACATTCATTACCAACAGCACCGAAGACTTCTTCAGATACAGTACCATCTTGACGAATAGAAAATTTAAGTTTCTGTTGTTTAGGCATAGTTAAAATTGTTTGGGGTGTGTAACTACATCACCATGAATTTCACCGATGTCATCTATATGAGCATGATCTATATCAACATGCAATCCCCTCTCATAGAAGTCTGCAATCCTTTCTAGTGCATTTGCAATGCGAACTAATTCATCACTCATAATAAAAAATCACTTGGGCATATTATATCAATAAAAAAGCACCCTGTCAATGACAAGGTGCCGATCCATCTCGAACTAGAGATATTTATTAACCAACTGAAGGTGCAGAAAGTAAAGCAACTTCTGAAGACTCTGCAGATGCAAGGTCTAGAGGGAAGTTGTGTGCATTTCTTTCATGCATAACTTCCATACCAAGGTTTGCTCTGTTAAGAACGTCACCCCAAGTAGGAACAACCTTACCAGATGCATCAACAACCGACTGGTTGAAGTTGAATCCGTTCAAGTTGAATGCCATTGTACAGATACCCATTGAGGTTAACCATACACATACTACAGGGAATGTAGCAAGGAAGAAGTGAAGTGAACGAGAGTTGTTGAATGATGCATACTGGAAGATAAGTCTACCGAAGTATCCATGAGCAGCAACAATGTTGTATGTCTCTTCTTCTTGTCCGAACTTGTAACCATAGTTCTGTGAATCTAATCCAGTTGTCTCACGGATTAGAGAAGAGGTAACAAGTGAACCGTGCATTGCAGAGAACAAAGCACCACCGAACATACCTGCTACACCAGCCATATGGAATGGGTGCATAAGGATGTTATGTTCTGCTTGGAAGACGAACATGAAGTTGAACGTTCCAGATATACCTAGTGGCATTCCATCAGAGAATGAACCCTGACCAAATGGATACACAAGGAATACTGCGAAAGCAGCAGATACAGGTGCAGAATATGCTACACAGATCCAAGGACGCATACCTAAACGGTATGATAACTCCCACTGTCTACCCATGTAGGCAGAGATTCCAATAAGGAAGTGGAAGATAACCAATTGATAAGGACCACCGTTATACAACCACTCGTCTAGAGTTGCTGCTTCCCATATAGGGTAGAAGTGAAGTCCAATAGCATTGGATGATGGAACAACTGCACCAGAGATGATGTTGTTTCCATATAAGAATGAACCAGCAACTGGTTCACGGATTCCGTCGATATCGACAGGAGGAGCAGCGATGAATGCTATGATAAAGCATGTTGTTGCTGCTAATAAACAAGGGATCATCAAGACACCAAACCAACCAACATAAATGCGGTTCTCTGTGCTTGTAACCCACTCGCAGAACTGAGGCCAACCTGCTAGAAGGCTCTGTTCCCTTTTTTGAAGAGTTGTCATGAGGACAATTTAAGTAAGTAGGGCTTCAAAGGGTAGAAGCGATACGATATTTCCACTAATCCCTTCACTAGTGGATATGAAGACATTATAACCCCGTGGTCTTGGTTAGGGGGATGATAATGATGAGCATATGCTCACCGAATTTATTTATTATATATCAATTGTAAAGTTTTGTCAAGTAACTAGACCACTTCATCTACTGGTACCCATGTATTACCTGATACCTTAATATTATATTAAGTATTTTTGCGGTATATATACATATAGGTTTGGTGTCACTAAATGAAAAGATTCTTACCTATAATAATGCTTTTGATGACAGGTGCTGTGGTAGCACCAGCTCGTGCTGATCTCACGCATCGTATGAGTTCTTCAACGCAGTTAAGTGTTAATGGAGCTTACACTGATGCTAGCCGCATAGGCTCAACTTATACAGTATCGGGATCTAATATCAAAGTAGCAACTGATAACCACTTTGGGAAACTAACTGCTGGTACTGCTACTGCAGCTGCATCTCTAGACGTTGGTGCATATGATATCAATACAGCTGGTTCTGCATTCAGCTTTTCTGAAAGTTGGACTCAAGGAGACGTAGTAAATGCTATCGGTTCTGGTGTTGACGTTGGTAGTGGTGTCGTGGCTGACATGCCAGCATACGGTAATGTCTTAACGATGTCTGGTGGGGTTGCGGGCTCTCTGGCTGGGACGATTACTTCAGCTGGAGTCACGACTCTAACTGCTGGAGGGGCGGGTACTACAGCTACTGGCCAATTCGTTACAGAAATAGTAATTGAGTGACCATGAAACGTATACTAACAGTACTACTACTGGTTAGTGGTGCAGGTGCTGCAAGAGCAGTACCTGTGGTGCCAAACTTTACTCAGGGCTCGATGACCAGCCACACGGAGACTACCAGCACGGTGACGGAGACCATAAATTCTATGGACTATAACACTGGCTGGCAGTATGTTGTAACAGGGACAAACGTAGAAGCGAATGGAACTCTCACTCCAACAGGTGCAGATTCCATTGTTAGCACACAAGTAACATTAGATGGAGTGACTTCGACATGGAACGGATTGAATCTAACAGATCGACCAGAATATACAATCAAAAATGCAGGGGCAGCCTTTCAATTTACGGAAAGTTATCAAGGAGCTGGCCTTTCAAATCACACCGTCATACAAAGAACGACAACTATAAATTCAGTAACAGATACCACAAGTACCTTCACGCAATAGCAGCAACTACTGTAAGTGTCATAACATGCTCTCCAGTTATGGCAGCAGATGTAGGTGGTGTGAGTGCGACTGCCAATCCAATTGCGAATAGTTCTGGCTCGGTTACGAACCAAGCTATTCAGGTTCTTCAGGGTCCATACATAACTAACACTTATGGCGGTGGTATTCAGTGCCAAGGGGCTACCATGAACGTAACTCCCTATGTTACAGGAGGCATGGCTTTTAAGCGACCATATGAGGCATACTATGATGAGCCAGTGTACGACGTTCATGATGCAGATGACGATGGACAGATAGACAATCCAGGAAATATTTTATATTATATGCCCACAAGAACTAATCAGTCAGATAGTTATAATTTATCAGTAGGTGTCTCTGCTACATGGTCACGTCCATTAGATAAGAAACTACAACAGCAATGTAAGGAAGCAGCACAGGCAAGTATCAATCAAATGGTACAGTTGACTGCTAATAAAAGATTAGACTTTGAATTGGCTCGTCTTAAGAACTGTGGTGAACTTAAGAAAGCTGGTATCATGTTCCATCCAAAATCACCATACTTTAGTGTATGTGCTGATGTTATGTTAGTACAACCTGCTGGTGTGGTAACTCCTCATATGCATAGTCTTGGTACTAATAAGATTGAAGTAGAACCACCTAAAGAAGAAGTTCAAGCAAATGGAACTGCAGAATCATTAGGAACATTCTCTATAGGAAATGTTAAAGACTAATGAGTATACCTAGAATTGGAGTTCATCAAATAGGTACTAGAAATATTCAGGTTGCTGATACCTATACAAATAATATTCCAAATGTATATGTTCCACGTTGGATGACAACACAACCCAGTGTTGATTACTTAATTCCACCTGTAGTAGTTAATATCGGTAATCCTATTGTAGATATACCTGGTTGTGTAAAAGCACATAAAGATAATAAGATTCATAAAAATAATATTCCAATCGATAAAGATCTAGTTGAGAATGATGATGGCAATGCAATGACACTTTGCCCTGACGGATCATATCCACATTATGATGCAATGAATTATGAACCAGAACAATTGATAATGACTTATGAACAGAAACCACCTGTAGTTCCACCACCACCTGAACCAGATCTTAATACACCAGAGACACCAAGCATTCCCAAAACAGATGAAGAAGTAGAATGTCCTGGTCCTACATCTCTACGTATTGGTGCAGTAGGGCCTAGTGAAAAAGAAAAAGTAGTGGGTCATGAACTACAAAAGACACCACAAGGAACATGGGTATGTGTAGAATTATATGAGGACATTGGTATAGTAGAGGCGTATCTACCCTCTGCAGCAGTTGCAACAACAACAGCATCCATCGCAGCAGTGGCTGGTGCATCGGCACTATTAGCAAAACCCCTAGCAGATTTACTACTAAAGGTTTTTAAACCTGTAATCAAACAGGTATTAGGTAAAGTTAATAAAGCACTTGGTAAAACTCCTTACCGTTTGACTCAAGATGAAATAAGAACTAATGAGTATAGGGTAAAGAAAGGTTTACTTGAGATTCCTTTTGCAAAGAATCATGCGAAAAGAGAGAAGAAAAAAAAGAAATAATTATTTTTTAGGAACCTCTTGTCGATAATCTTGTGGTTGATCTATTCTCATAACACCACCTGTTGATTTAGGTAACATCTCTGCTAATGCACTACGAACTTCTTCTCTTACTATAAGTTGAAGTTCTGATTGTTTTGCTTTGATTCTTTTCTCTGGTCCACCAGTTGCTTGATCAATTGCAAAATTGCCACCAAAGATAGAACCACCACCTATAACAGCTACAGCAGTTCCTGTACTAGCAACCTTTTGTATATCCATAATTGATCTCCTATAATGGTGGGTATTCAGATTCTATATTAAGTTCGTCTTCATTACCTGGATCGAACTGGTCACACAATCGTGCTACTTGTTTTCTATCTAATCCTGCTAGTTGCCTAGCATTATCCAATGCCTTGTAAATACATTCTCTATCAGAGATAGGTGCGTTAATCTCCCACCCCTGATCATCATAATACTTCTTACCTTTAGTAACCTGTGCTTCTACATGACCAAGATCTTGACGGTCAGAAGGATTCTCATAATTATGTTGAGGCATTACTTCTTACAGCACTTTGATTTATAAACTGCTGCTGCAAGAATTGCTACTATTGCTGCTATACCAATACCCGTAACCCAAGATACACTTGACTCCGTAGTCACAGGTTCTGGTAATGGAAGTGCTTCTTGTACTTCTATTAGTTCCTTTGCTGCTGGTACTGAATCAACAGCACCCTTAAGTAGTTTGTCCATCTAATATTCCTCGGTTGGTATAGACCAGTCAGCGTATACACGTCTGCCTGTTTTGCCATGTGAATCTATATATGTTTGATCAAGACTCTGCCAATGTCCCAAACGAACGCCTAATCTCACGTAACTCCTCAAAATTTTTCTGTTTAGTCCCGCCATCGTATTCCCAAGCATAACCCTCCGTAATCATTTGTTCATTTAAGGAAACAGTATCCTCGCCAACATAGAGCCAACCAAGAAGCCTGCCATACTTCCCCATGCCACCCACAAGTTCTGTTCTAATAGTGAGTTCTTCATCTCCTGCAATTGTATCCTCCAAATGTTTTTTCATCCAGTTAGTAGCATCTAATCCCAATGCTTTCTCTTCCAAGTCTCTTGTTCTTTTCTCTGGCGTATCAACTCCTGCAATTCTAACTCTTTCTTTCTTGAATAAATCAAACCCAAGATCAATGGTGACATCAATAGTATCCCCGTCAAGAACACGGTTAATCTCCGTCACTCGGAAGTTGTAACAAGACTTCCTGCTTGGTGGGGTCATCGCTCCCATAATCGAACTCCATATCTTCTAAAGCATTATTTAGCATCTCGTCTAGTGGAGTTCTTTTCTTTTTTGATTCATGATCTCTTAATTTTTCTATCCACTCACCTGTAGGAAAGTCATGTCCCATATGTGCATCTGCTTTAGGTGCAAAATATCCTGCTCCAATAAAAGCAACCGCCACAGATCCAAACAGACCTATAGCGGCTACTACTTTCTCATTTGCTCGAACTCTTTCAGTGAGCTCCTTCTGTTTCTCCAGTAATCTCTGAACTTGAGATTCCAATACTGCTATCTTCACTTTGCTCATTTGGATACCAAGTATCATACATGAATATGTAGTAAATTGCAACTCCTACAGCAACAAGAAGGATACCTAACATTATATTAATTGACCATACTACTTCAGACATATGCTTCTGCAGCGAGTCTAACTGCTAGTGATAAGGAGACACCCATGATAGTAAGTCTGCTCATCCACCACATGATTTCATGTTTCATAATTAATGTCCCATTGGGATACCTGCAGACATAAGACGAGAGATGTTATCAATCTCTGAATTATTCTTACAGTAGTCAACAAAATGAGGATGCTCCCGTAAATAGGAGACATCCTCTTTGCTGTGTTCTATTGCTTCGTATGAATCTACTGCGTACTCGCAGATCTCATACTTGTTATGTTGTGTGTCGTGATAACCGACAGTGTAATGCTTTTGTGCAGTCAGGGGCATGATTGTTTCAATCCCATACTGCATATATTTATAGCACGGATTGAGTAATTGTGCCTAGTTCAGTGTGGACTTCCTAACCTGGTGTGGAGTTACTAACCTCTTCTTCAAAGAAAACACGATCACCATAACCAATCATCAACTTCTTCCAAGAACCACTCTCTAACTCTTGATATATTTCCAAGATAGATTCCTTTTCATTATTAGTAGTCCACTTTCTGGCCCACCATTCATTATCTTGATCATATCTATATCCTTCATCCGCTATGGTTCGGAGAAAGAATTGTTTCCTTTCATACTCTTCCATCTTACGATTGTACTCCTCATCAACAAAGAACTTTTTTAACCATCCCTCAAACTTATCTTGCCAATGGGTCATAATAGTATTGCACCAATTACAAATCCTTTAGCAAAGGCAAGACAGAGCATTTGATAATCAGTCAAGTTAAACTTGTCCTGTATCTTCTTTGCCCATTTCTTATCCAACTCTTTTACATTGTGTACAAACCCTTTCACTTTAGTGAATAGGAATGTTGAAGAATCTTTTGTCATTATTCTACAGAATTTTCATAGTTAAGGATAACATCAGCACATAAGAAACTCATCGGTGACTTTGGATGGAATTCAATTCCAACTCTTTTTAATTCACCACAGTTCCGAAGTCTGGCTATATCATAATCCAACTGTCGGTTCAATAGCATTTGCTTTTTCATTGCCCTGTCTGGTCCTTGACCAACACCAACAAGTGAAAGTCCTGCTACGACTGCAGTTGCTATAGCAATAACATTAACTGTTGTTTGATTTAAATACTTCATTAATACAAATTCTCCTCTTGTTCTGTTAATAAAACTAGATCTGATTCTGGATATGCAACACATGTAAGAACATATCCTTCTTCAAGTTGATCATCATCTAGGAAAGATTGATCTTCTTGATTGACTTCACCCTCTACAATTTTCATTGCACAAGATGAACATGCTCCTGCACGACAAGAAGAAGGATGATCTTGACCTCCTTCTTCTAATGCTTCTAATATATATTGATCTGAATCACAATCAACTACGTTCTCTGTTCCATCGGGTGAGCGAAGTGTAATAGAATATGACATTTTAGAATATTTGAAACCGTAGTATATATTAAATTATACTACTGGTGGTTTCTTATCTTTCTTGGGATCAAGACTTTCAGGAATGTCTGCTGCAATAATCTTCAACGGTAGTTGTTGAATCTTAATTGTCTGGACTGTTCCACCACTTCCACCATTGCCATCACCATTGCCATTGCCATTACCATTGCCATTCATCTTCATAGTACCATCACCCTTCTTGGATGCGGTTTGAATTCCGAAGCTGGCCAGAACCCCTGTAAAAACTGAGGCTATAAATGTCGGATCTATTTTCTGTTGTGGTATGCCTGGGATAGCTACGTAATTTAAAGTCAAAATTCCTCCCGACCACACTAAGACCCCCAAACGCACCATAGAACTGAGCAAAGCGGCTTGCTCATCAGCATCTGGAAGAATAGCATCTTTTAATTTACCCAGAGGCCCTTTCTTTTTTTCTTCTTCTTTAATGTCCTCTTTGACATCGCTGCGAACTTCAGCCATAAAAATAAGGTGACTACTCTTATATAGTCACCTGTATTTTTTTATTAGAACTGAACTGGTGCTGCAGGTGCAGATGCTTGTGGATTAGTAGGAACAAGGTCAGGAGTACCTATAGGTAAATCTCCACCCAATCCTCCAGCAGCACCACCAAGAGCACCAAGTCCACCAGCACCGCCAAGGACTGCCTCCATTGCCTTTCCTTTAACGTCTTCTATGATGGCCTCTCTGTTAACAAAAACGTAACCAACAGTGCCAACAACGGCAAGAGATACAACGCTAGACGCAACAGCAAGTACATTTACAATTTTTTGCATTGTCTTTAAATAAGTATTTTATTTATATCTTTCGCCAGTATAGTATGCTTTGAAATAATTTGCAAGTCCATTAGTGGTATATTGTTTCTCGCACCACTCATGAGCACATTCATATATTGCTGTTGCAGGAGATGTAGAACCAAAGTTCGCCATCAATAACCTTAAAGAATTCTGTCTTAATTTAAATTTTTCTTCTGTTAATTCTTTTCCTAGTTCATCAAACTCTTTTTCAGTAGTACCATTAACTCTGGTATCAGTCTGATCGTAAGAGACGTTGTTAGGCATTGTTCTGAAGAGTGTCTTTCTATTATATTATACTATTTTGAATTGTCAAATGTGAAAACAGTAACCAGTATTGCTAGTGTACCAACAGCAACAACAGTTAAAAATAATTCTATAGTGCAATGATGTAAGAGGTTCATAGTATTCCTAATGAACCTGCTGTTACACCTACACACATAAAAAATCCAAACTCTAGAAGATCTCTAGAGCCTGGAGGAAATGAATTCAGCAGTACTGCTAGTGGTATCATTGTAATACAAATGAAAACACATTACTGTATGCTGTTGCTGCTAGGATGCAGCCAAAAACTATGAAAGGCATTTGATTAAAACTAAAAAAACTACTCCAACCATTGCTAAACGACCATTCCATCGTTCAGCGAATCTCCAATAGTGGTGATTCCAATCTATCATGCTCCTGAAGGAACAGGGACTGGTTGCATCTGTCCCACTCTTACTCCTTTACCACCTTCGAAATCATCATCGTCATCATCACTGATTGCTCTCATGATAAGTTCAACCAATACTAAAGCACCTATGGGGTAAAAACACCATAGGATTGCTGTTAGTGGGGATATACTGTCTGTTGCGGCTACAAAGTCGCCCATTTGTTTTCCTTTGCTGATAAAGTTACGAGTAAGTATTTAGTTATGTAAAGTATTTGAAGTGAGTATATGCACCTACGACTGCCCAGAAAGCAATCATTGCAAACCTACCATTTGCTCTGTTCCAAATTGCTATGTTAGTATTTTCCATTAGAATATACCTGGAATGATTTGACCTGTAATAGAATAAGCACCTAGTGCTGCTACTATTCCAATCATGGCCATCCAGCCATTAAACTTTTCTGCTTCGGGTGTCATTGATTTTCTCCTTTTTGGATTGAGGGTTAAAAGTGACTCGCTGTGCGAGTGGTGTAAAGACCTTTTGATATCAAAAGATGCCTGGCATAACTGCACCAAACAAGATGTAGTTATGGATTGCTGCAAAGAAACCAATCATCGCTAGGCGACCATTAGTTAGTTCAGCATTCTCCCAGTAATTAAAGTTTTCCATTACTTCTACTTGAGGTTCAGCAGCAAACATATT